CACGCAATTCGGAAACGCAATGAATAGCTGTTGAATTTCAAGCGGATGTGCTGACACGCAATGAATAGCTGTTGAATTTCAAGCGGATGTGCTGACACGCAATGAATAGCTGTTGAAGCGGATGTGCTGAAAGTATTTATATGTTGTTTTGCTTCACGTTCCGCATATCAAAATGAAGCCAACCATCGCTGAATCCAGTAAGTGCATATATCGAATTTAATGAAAATGTTTTTAACGTTATAAATTACAGGAATTTTCGAGTCCAATGTCTTCATTCCGGAGAAAATTGTTCGGAGAAGGCTAATTAAAAAGCTTAAATTCCGCGTTCCAGAAGAAGCAGACTATGAATATCTTATCAAGTGGAAAAATTACGGCCATGAGGAAAACACATGGGAACCCTTTGAGCATCTTTCCAATTGTAAAAAACTGTTTAATGAATTTAACAAGAAACTTGAAAGGAATTATTACAAATATTGATGTTTTAATAAATTGTATTATAAATTATCCAAAAAATCTTTCAAATCTTTCAAATCTTCCTAAATTTGTTTCACAACGAGGACAAAAATGTTCAACATCAAGACAGTCTTTAACATAACACGGAATGAGACAGCATCCCAAAAAACATCCAATCGCAGCCAAGAAAAAACCAGATATTATAGGAACTAAACCTGGTTTATTTTTAACACGGGTGACAATCTGTAAATTACATTTGGGACAAACTGCAGATGAGGATAATTCTCCGAACGACATGATTGACCGAAAGCTTTTTTATGAATTAACCAAAAGTAAAAGTATCGTCTTTTTATATGCGTTTAAAATCAAGTATTTATTTTTGTTGCTTCAAGTTGGTAAATTGGTATGTGTTATTTGGGGACTCTTATAATGACACAACATCCGAAAAGATATCGAAACTTTCAAAAGATACCATGTTTATTTGTCAAAAGTAATAATCAAGTATTTATTTTTGTTGCTTCTTCATAAGTTGGTAGAGTGACATTTTCGTAGTACGCAATATAATCGAATCCAAAAAATATAATTAACAATAACAACAAAAATATGAAAATATATAAAAAAATACGATTTTCAGACATGTTTTACCGAAAGCTTGAAATGTAATAACCAAAAGTAAAAGTGTCGTCTTCTTATATACGTTTAAAATCAATGAGACAAGATCCCAAAAGATACCAATCTTTTTAACATGAATATGTTTATTTGTCAAAAGTATTAATCAAGTATATATTTTTGTTGCTTCTTCATAAGTTGGTAGAGTGACATTTTCGTAGTTTGGGGGATTTAACGTAATGTAATCATTTTTAGTGTTTAGCGTAGCTTCGAATCGATTTGTTAGACAAGTAGTAAAAATTTCATTTTCAGCTTCGACTCTATTTCCATTTGTTGGACAAGTAGAAAAAATTTCATTTTCAGCTTCGACTCTATTTCCATTTGTTGGACAAGTAGAAAAAATTTCGTTGTCTTCCATACACTTACAAAACAATTTACAAAACAATCTTCCTAATACAAATAATATAATTATTAATAACGGTATAAATGTACAATAATATATAATACATTCTGGACAAATTTCAGACATGTTATACCGATAGCTTGTAAAGAAATAACCAAAAGTATCGTCCTATTTATACTTAAATTTTTGTTGCTTCTTCATAAGTTGGTAGAGTGACATTTTCGTAGTTTGGAGGATTTAACGTAATGTAATCGTTTTCAGTGCTAACCGTAGCTTCGATTCGATTTGTTAGACAAGTATTACAAATTTCGTTTTCAGCTTCGACTCTATTTCCATTTGTTGGACAAGTAGTAAAAATTTCGTTGTCTTCCATATATGAATCAATTAAATTACAAAACAATCTAATCAATATTCCTAATCCTAAAAATATAATTAAGAATATTAGCATAAATATGAAAAAATATAAATCTGAAGACATGACGTAAAATAATTTCTCATAAATAAAATGGAAGTTCTTGCCGACTTCTACGAGAAACTCGAGAAAAATGCAGTTCCAGAAATTATGACCATGCACTACAAAGCTTGTCTTAAATTTGCAGACTACGCTAAAGTCTCGCAGAAAAATTTAGACGTCGTAGTTCCTGTAGAGTACGATCCAAGACTTAAATTGTTAAATCGCATATACGATCAGAAGAGTTGTGGAAATTGTTGGGCTATTAGTTCAATTTCAGCAATAAACGATCATTTTTATTTAAAGTTTAAAAAAAATATCACCTTTTCAATAGATCAAGCAATGAAATGTTTTCAATCTAAACCGTGTGAAGGTGGAAATCCGGCAAAGTTTTTAAAATATCTAGAGGATACTCCGTTATACGATGAATCCTGTAAAACATGTTCCATCGACAGTTGTAAATGTTCAAATTTTGGAAATTTGAACACGTTAAAGATTAAGAAAAATAGCGTTGTTCTTTATAGGGATGTTGATTCAATAAAACAGCATTTGTTCACCGAAGGACCAATGATAGCGGGAATGATGATTTATGAAAATTTTAAAACTGGAAAATTTGGATCTCACGGAATATATCTTGATAATGTGCTATCATACAACGAAAATGGAACACCAGTTTTCGGAACACCTACTCATTTTATGGGTCTTCATAGTGTTGTAGTATTGGGATTTGGTAAAGCAGATCACATCGAAACATCACCGGGAAAGTTCGAAACTGTGTCTTTTTGGATTTGTCGTAATTCTTGGGGAGAAGATTGGGGAGATAAAGGTTTTTTTAAAATTGCGTTTTCCGACATTAATAAACTAGTTTACCTTGAAAAGGAATTTTTGTTTAAAAATCAATCTCTGGGCGGAGCTCTAGCATTTGATTTAGAAAATCCTAATATAACAAAATTTACCAATCATCACTGTTTGAAAGTTGAAGCAATAAAAATCGGATTTGTTATCGTGTTATTAATTTCAATCTTCTTTTTTTCATATTTTATAAAGAAAAAATTTTTTAAACATGTTTTGCGAGTTTGAAAATTTTTTAAATAAAAATTATTTGACCCAAGAGAAGGAAATTGTCTGTCAACATGTGTTTTACGAAAATTTAGATACCGCAACTTGTATAAAATGTAATTTAATAAAAAATATTGAAATTTCTCATTTGGTTGACGATAAAAAAAATAATACCATTATTAAAGAATTGGAAAATTACAACTTTCCCGATTCTGTAACTAAAATTGCGTCTTTCTATTTTGAAAAAACTTGTGGGGATAAAATTTACAGGGGAAGCAAGCGCAAGGGAATAATTTGCGCCTGTGTCTACCATGCTTATAAAAAAATTGGAGACTGTGAAAATTTCGAATGTATAATTAAAAAGTTTGGTTTAACCTACAAAAAAGCTGCGCCAGGATTCAAACTGGTAAAAATGCAAATAAACGAAACAAGGAACGAAATCGAAAGTGTTTCAGATGTTGCAAAAGGCATTGCACATCAGCTAAATTTGAAATTTTGTGACAAATTAAACTCGTTTTTCCAAACTATACCCGAGAGTGATTCCATAAAAAAATCGGTCAAACAAACACGTTTGCACGTTGCAGGTTTAATTTTTAAATTTATAAAAACGCAATATAAAAGTTCTGTGAAAATAGAAGATTTTTGTTCAGCTCTTCAAATTAACAAATATGAATTTGAACGCATGCTGTAGAAAACTGTTGCAACAAAAATATTCTTCTGTGGAAAGTAAGCTAGGAAAAGAGTATAAAAAAGTATTTTTAGCATTCATCTATAATAATGAATTCTTTACAAATATTGATTTTTCCGCACTTTCTTCCGAAACCCTTCCGATATTTTCTTTTCCTAAATGTTTTGATTTAAACACATTTATTCGCGTAAATGGTCAAAATTTCTACACGTTTGCAGAATCTCTATTTCGTGAAGAAAGACAAAAACTTTTACTGGCTTTGTTGTTTGATCGGAAATTTGTGATGAATATTGACTGGAAAAAATGCAGTTCCGAAATCTTACCTGCTTATCTGATGGAAATTTTTAGGAATGAGCTTGATTGGGATATTATATTAACAAAAATGTGCTAAAACATTTGTAATGAAAAAATCGGTGTTCTAAAAATAAATTTTCATTACAAACAATATTAATTGTAATGAAAATTAATTACCTAATTACGTACCCATATTTGTCATGTAGTTCTTGAGGTCTGGTAGTTTTCGCTTCTTTCCATCGTTTAGCCAATTCTTGTCTAATTTCAACATTGGATAGTTCAGGTTTTTCCGCTTTGATCACTTTTCGTTCGTCGCTACAAAAGAGATTGTATACCGATTGTTTCCCCTCCTTTTTTGATTCTACTTTAGATTCTTCAAGATATTTTGTGTACCTATCTTTGTCTTTTGACGCTTTTTCAATATATGGCGCCTTTTCATCTTCCGACAATTTTCTCCAGTATTCTCCAAAAAGAATCATTACTTTATTGGGTTTGATGCCAGGGTTCTGCTCTAAAATTTCTTTTCTCTTGTCTTCGCAAAAAAATAGGTAAGCGCTGATGTTGCGCTGTGGACCTTGCAAAATTTCTCGTGGTTTTACTCCAACAATGTTTGCAAGCCTCTTTTGTGTGTCCACGTGCTGCCATTTCTCCTGAAGGATCGGTTGTTGACTTCCTAAAAATTCTAAAACTACAAATTGATTTAGAAACTGTAAAAGGTTAATTTTTGTTTTTGATGACATTATGGTTTTATATTGGTTGGCTAAATTTTTAACTAAAGTTTATTTTTTATATAAAAAATACAAAGAATTGTTAAATCATAAAATGAATCCGATTTTGAAAGAATTGTTGGAAAATACAAAGGATGCATGCTATCTTCCTTTAAGAAGATGTAATCATAATGGATCGATGAATATGAGAGAATGGTTAAAGTCTTTTAAACCTCTAAATTCTAATAATAAACAAGGAGTTGTTTATACTGCATTTAACGAAAAATTTGGTCCCGTAATTATAAAACATTTGCATCACAAACATCTCGAAGCTCATGGTAAGCGTGAAATATTATCAGGTTTCAATTTGAACAAGTTGAAATCTCCATTTTTCATGGAACTGCTGGGTTATTTTTTCAGAAAATCTGGTTTCTATTTAGTATCAAAGTACGTATTTGGCGATTTGTTAAAAAATAAAATAAGTACTTTGGATGATTCAGAATTCTTGTCTATTCTGCTTCAAGTGTGTGTTGCTTTAGAAACGGCTCAAGATAAATTTCGTTTTACTCACTATGATTTGCACACTTCAAACGTTATCCTTCAGCATCAAGAACATGTTACAATTTTATTCGATCAGTATACGTGCAATTTTAGAGGTACATATAAACCCGTCATTATAGATTTTGGGATGTCTTGTGGAATAGATGAGAATGACAAAAATTATGGAATACAAAATTTGAAACATTTAGAAATTTACGATAAATGTCAACCGGGATATGATGTGTTTACGTTTCTAGTATTTTGTAAAGCTCAGCTAAAAGAAAATCATGGTCCTTACAAAATTATAAATGAAATTTTATTAAAATATTTTAAACATAATGTTGAAAATCATATGCATACTTTAAAAAAAGGAATAAATGTAAAAACTCCAAAACATTTATTCATTTATCTTGTAAATAAGTACAGACCAAAATATGTGACAGATAGAAAAGAATACGAACTCGTAACACAAAAATGTAAAATAAACACAAACAGTTTTGTAGATCAATTATATTACAACAGAAAATATTACAATCATTTAATACCAAACGATTTAAATTCATATTTACCAACACCAGAACTAATTAAATTATATTTTAAAATAAAATCTTTAAAATTGTCCAATAAATATAAGGAATTTAAAGAATGGGAACAAAAATTTCTTCCCACATACAAACAGTTTTGGAAAACAAAATTAGAAAAAAATTCTCTAGAAAGATCCACTTTTCTATTAAATTAACTTACAAATTTTAAAATTAAATCAAACACATATTCCTTATTACAAAAAGCATAATTTATAGTCAAAACTGGAATTTTCGAGTTTAAAACCATAACATCATGAAGTCTATCCAAATCTTGTAAATAATCCAAACAAACAGACTTTTCCTCATCACGCCCCCTTTTTTGCATTCTTTGAAAAGCTTCCACGGGATCGCATTTTAAATAAACAATAAAATTTACCGAATTCAAAAAATCTTCATATTCCTCGTACAATTGTTGATATTCAATAGTAGAAATCATCTCCCTTTCCACCAACACTTTAGAAAAACAAAACAAAGAACTATGAAGAGATCGTTCCGAAATAATGTGCTGTTCACCTACACACCTAATTTCAGATAGAGATTTTAAAACACATTTTTGGAATTGATACGCATATTTTTTTGGATTTTCATAATATTTTTTTAGCAAATTACCATCTTCAGATTGCCATTTTTCAACTGGTTCTGTAACAATTTCCACTGTAACTACATTTTTTGATTTAAAAAAATTTTCCAGTTCTTTTAAAAATGTGGTTTTACCACAACCAATATTACCTTCTATCGCGATGTAAACCATTTTCACAACTGGAATAAAGGGATAAATTGGGCTTTATATACTTTCAGCCTCTTTTTCTTCGAGTTTTTTGATTCACAATTTCAACTTCTAAAAATGGGTAATTTTCAAGTAGGTAATTTTTACAAAATGATGCTTCGTTAAAAGTTTCAAAAACAAGTTCTTCTATATCCATATCCAACAAATAAGAAGCAATTTCTTCAGTTAAGGAAATTGTATCAATTGTATCAAAACCATCTTCCTCATACTCCAACACGTAAATATGAACTTCATACATTTTCCAATTTATTTAATGAAATTCAAATTTTATGCAATTACTTGATAAACAGAAAGTAATTGCATAAAATTTGAAGCCTAGGTTCTCAAGGTTGAAGAGGCTGACCTCCAGTGTTTCGTTCTTCAACTACAACGTTAATATCGAAAACTTTTTGTTGGAATGGCACAAACTCGGTATTTATTACAGCTTTTACATCAACTCCCTTGACTGCCTGCTCGAGCAAATAGTTTACCGGAACCTCGACAGCCATACCTTTTGGCAGATAAAAGGGCATTTTAAAAGGATCCAATCGCATCAATGCTGTTTGACTGTAAATGTTTTCTACCAAATGCATGAGCTCGTAGCCCACGATAGCATCACCGTTCAATTCCATTTGAGCTTCCCTTAGGAATTGTAGAGTTGTGTAGCCCCTATTTCGTGCAAGTTGAGCAACATACTTGTCACCAGTGTCGCTTGATCCGTAATAGACGAGCGTCTTTTTGGGAGGTGTATTGGGCGCAACCTGTCTCGTTTCATAGCGTAAAGATTTTCCTGCACACATTTCGTCTATCATGGCGTTTAAAGCACTGGGTTTATAAGAAATTGTCTGAGTAAAATAATTATAAATTTTACTGCAACCTACATTATTGGATGTTGCTCGCTTGTTGGCGACGCAAACGCTAACAGACGCTTCTGCCGCATATTTTGGGTCGGTAGAATCTTTTTTCAAAAAACTCTGAAAGTCCCTTCCACAATACCTCACAATTGATGCATTGCTAGCGTTCAGGAGCTTCATTGCGTGCACTTTGTTGTAAGCGATTAGAGTGCGTCCCAACGGGAGGTACAATCCGCTACCTTTAACTGGATAATAAAAAGTTCCCACAAAAAGAGTGGGATCATCGAAAAAGTTGAACATTGGTCCAAATCTAACAACTTCTAAATATGCACCTTCTGTACCTAGACGATTAATGTCCTGGTCTAAAATTACTCCCGCAGGCACTCGATAAAAGTCATTGTCCACCTGTCGTTTTTTGGTAATTGGTGTTGTTGGCATGACATCTAATGGAAGATTGTAATATAATTCTAAATTTTTCCACCATTCAATCATTTGAGTTTCGGTCATTGCGTCCAATTTGGCTTTATCTGCGTTTTTGTAAACTATTGAAAAGTATGTTTTCAGCCTTTCCAATTCTGTAGTGGGTTTCTTTAGTTGGCCACTTGCAATCTGTTGCTGTAATTGTTCAAGTTCTGAAAATATTTGCACCGGAGGTTGACCAAATGGTACTATTTGATTGCAAGTTAAAAGCTGAGCATCGTTTATCCAGTTTATAGCACCTTTCTGAGATTGACACGTTACTTTGGAATCAAAAGCGATTTCTTTAAGAGATGGGACCTGCTGTACGACGGTCGAAGGATTTGTCGGATCAACCACAGCTCCCCCACCACCACCTCCTGAAGGCGGTTGTGTACCAGGAGGCGGTTTTGTACCAGGGGGGCTGGGTGATCCGCTAGATTCATTTAACCAAGCAAAAATTAATAGTGGAGTAATTAAAAAAGCTGTCATTATAGTACTAAATATTAAACGTTCAATAGTTGATGATGTGGATCTCCTTGAATTAAGATTGTCCATTTATTACCTTTACTTTTTTATAAAAGAATAGACTGGCATAATGTTGAAATTTTGATTTATTACTATTCCTTCCTTGCTGGAATCTTTATCCAAACCGCACGCTTTTCGCGTCTTTTCGTATTCTTCTTGAAATTCCAAAAGTACGTTGGGATTGGATTTTTCAATTTCTCTCATTTCGTCGTACGATGTTTGAGCTACTTTTTCGATATTTTCCAGCTGTTTGGTATATTCGTCGTGAAGAGCTCCCATACTGGCATATTTTTGCCTTAGTGTAATGTACCATTCCAAGGTATTGGATTTTTTATCTTTTTTAACATCTTCAAAAAGCTCTTTTTTCCTATTTTCAAAAAATTTTTTTTCTTCTTCTTCTCTTTCTTCTTCTTTTACGCGTAAAATTTCTTCAGCTTTTTGGAGCTCTTCATCTAGGACAACATTGTCCCATTCTCCGTTAAATTTTTCGCCAATAGGAAATGGATGTCCAACGCGCACAATATGAATCGTGTTTACTGAATCAAATTTTGATATCAATTTCCGACATTTTTCACGAGCTTCAATTTCAGTAGCAAAAACTCCTCTAATTTTTGAAAACCCGAAAAGACCAAATTTATTCGGTTGCTCCGCTGCTACAAAAGAAAACAGCGCAAAACATTGGTTTGGAATCCCAGGATCGACGACTCCTCTTTCCAATTTTCTGTATGCAGGTACGTTTCTAACTAGATCCACAATAGCTGCCTTTTCTTCTTCATTTGAAAGCTTTTCACCCTCGTCCGGAGTCCACGGCTCTTTTTTCAATCTCAAAGACATTTTATATTTAATTTGATTCTCTTTAATACTCAGAATAAAGAGCACAATGTATGTTGATGATAACGATACGGACGGACAGCGCCTTTTGATTCCAGGATGCAGCGAAAAAGTTGTAATTATTATGGTTTATAGTGACTATTGCGGTTATTGCACTCAGACTCTGCCAACTTTTAACGAGTTTGCTGATAAATATCGTGAATACGTCATTGCTTTGAAATGTGATGTAAACGATCCCAGAGGGAAAGCGTTTTTGTCAAAAATTGGTTATAATCCTGTTGGAGTTCCCGATTTTTTGAAATTTAAAAATTGTCAAAGAGTCGATGAAAAATTGAGAGGTAGAAGTCTGCAAGACTTTGTAAATTTTATTTATTGAAATAAATGATTGCTTTTTTAAAAGAGTTGTCATACGAAAGTATCGCTGTTATTCTGTTGGATGTTTTCTGGAAAATTGAAGATAGTGGTTTGGAATTTTTTTAACTATCCCCATTCTGCTCAAATTTTTTAACGCTTGTTCGGCCGCTTTTTCTTGTGCATCTCTTTTTAGAAGAGATTTTCCAGAACCTAAAAATTTATCTCCATCGTAGACGGAACTTAGAAAATATTTAGTTTCTGGACAGTGAACTTCAGAGTATCTTAGATTGCTATTTTTAAATTCATCGAATAATTCTTTTAGTTTTGTTTTAGAATCTACCAAGAAATCGTAATCTATGTTAATTTTCAATTCATCAAATATGGAAGCCAGTATGGACCAACATATGTCAAAACCTATGCCGGGATAATAAGTTCCGTTAATTTCATGAATTGTTTCGTTCACAACTTCTTCGGTGCATCCGAAGAACGCTTCAAAAACATCTTCCAATAAAGCTTTTTTTCTTTTAGTCCTGACGTCTTCGGTTGCAACGATAAACGGCCAGAAACCGAGTTTTTCCGCAATCTGGTAAAGTTGGCCCTTGCTTCCATATTTAATTTTCAAACGAGCTACCACCTCAACACCATCAGAAGTTCGTAGTTGAGGAAATCTTTTGTACATGTAGGTGACTATAAATTTGTTGATTGTTCCGTCTCCAATTTGTTCATAATATTCATAATTTAAAATACTATTTGACGATGATGAAGTGAACGACTGATTGTATCTGTCGATTTTTTTCAAACATAAATTTATAAATTCGTTTTTAAGAGATGATCTTTTCAAGAGGGATGAGATTAAAAATATGAAATCATCTGAACGATCAACGTTTTGCATTTTTATTTGTCACTAGATGCAACACTCTTCGTACATTTCGTTACCGCCAGCTTCTCTAGAACAATCAAATAACGAATAAATTAGGTAAACTGCTAAGAGAGCCACGAATAGCCAAAAGTATCTTCCGTTAACAACAGTAAACTGTTCATAGGCATAGTTTGAATACATGTTTATTTATTAGGATTGAAGTTTTTTTGCGAACTAATAAAGAATGGTGAGTGATATTAATCAGTTGCAAAAATCGAACCGTAAATCTACGAAGAGAGAAGAGGAAATTATCGAAGAGTTGTCGGAATCAAATTTAAAGACAATCATATTTATTGCAGCAATTAGCTCGATATTACAATTTCCTTTTTTAAAAAATCGATTGAAAGATTCGGTTCCGTTTCTTTCAAATGATTATTACTACGCAGCTTTCTCTGGAATTTTAGTATTTGCTAGCACATATTTTTTAATGAAATTTTTAAAATAAATGGAAAATAACTGAACAAATGCTCTTTAGTGATTACATATATGATATTTTTTATTTTTGCTGCAAATTTCTAAAAGAAGATCATCAAATGTAAAATTTTTTGTAGAATAAATGGACAATTGGAACAGAGGTATTTTAATTGTAGCTTTAAGCTTGGTTGCTTTTTTTGTTATCTTTCTTTCGCTGACTGCTTCAGCTTCGGTGACACCACCGGCTGTGCCGCCAGATTTTGATAATACATGTCTAGTGAAGTTTATGTCTGGATTTTCTGCAATCAGTCCGTTTGTTGTAGGCGGTTACATAGCAAAACCTGGACAATTTCCTTTCGCTGTAGATTTGGTTGGTTGTGGTGGAGCGCTAATTCATCCTAAATGGATAATAACCGCTGCACACTGTGCTCATACAGTAGCCACTGGAAAAGAGGTTACTTTTGGAAGAATAGATAGAACGACAACTACAGGACAGGTTAGAAAAATTATCAAAACAATAAGACATCCTGGATTTGATAGCACAAAGTTTTTCAACGATGTATGTCTTGCCGAATTGGATTCTCCGGTACAGGTGGATAATTTAGTTTCTCCTGCTTGTATAGCAAATATTCCAGATGTTTCAAATTTTCAGATGCTTGTCTGCGGATGGGGAAATACTGAACCTGATGGGAATTACCCCAGTAAAGATTTAAAATTCTCGTTCATTAGAGAGAGTAAGGACTGCTCCTATGATGATGTCGACAAGCAAATACAAATTTGCGTCGAAGGAGAAGAGGATGGAAGTTTCATGTGTTTTGGAGATTCAGGAGGTCCAATTTGCGCCGTTGCCAATGGGCGTCTATTTCTAGTCGGACTGGTAAGCTACGGTACGAAACCATGTGGAAACGATAGCGTTTGTGTTAGATTACATGGTTATCTCGATTTCATAAAAAAATATGTTCCCATGTAGAATGAATTTTGCTATGATAAACAATAAAATGAACAAGAATCTGCAGACGGTTCACTGCAATTCTTTAGACCGTCTTCTTGGCTACATTCTGGACGATACTGGCAGTGCCGTGCAGAAATGGAAGCGAGATTCTGTGGCGTTTTCGAAATTTTGGTCAACAAAACCATTTGCAAAGAAAATTATAAGTATGGGAGGTTTCGGAAAAATTCTCGTACCTTTAACATACGATGGAAAAACTCTTCATTGTTTTACAAATTATTTTTCGAAACTTGAAATTTCTGAAATTGTGATAAAAACCAACAGAAAAATTTCGAAAAATGATTTGGTCATGACGCGAGATCATTGCTGGCTCGCAGATTCGAATTATGCCGAATCATATTTTGCCGCATTCATAAAGTATGTTGCTTATCATAAAACTTGTCCTTTTTTATGTAATTATCTTTCTAGTTTTTTAACTGAAAAGGGAAAAACTGTTACAATGATTGAAAAGTACAATTGCGATTTGCGAACTCTAATGATATCGGAAAATGTAAGCTCTGACCAAATGATAAACATAATTTTTCAATTTGTGTATACCATATACATCTTGAAAAGTTATCTAGGAATTATTCACTATGATACTCATCTTAGAAATGTGATGATTGTTAAGCAAAAACAGAGCAAATACAAATATATTATGCTTTACGACAAATTTAGAAAACAAGGAATTCTATTTCCATTTTTAGAATATTTTATAAAAATTATAGATTTTGGTCTATGTTCGATAGATTTAAACGAATCTGTAGACCCATTTTTAAAAAGAAATTTAAAAATCTCATCTTTAAATGTTGCAGAAGAATTGGTATCTGATCAAGAAAAAAATGCTACTCTGGATTTTCAATATTTTATTCTACATTTGTGGCAAATGTCCAATCAATCAAACAAGGATGCTATAGACAAGTTTTGCGAAATATTCTATGAGGACGTTTCAAAAACACCAAAAAATATAATAGAAAATGACAAAAGATTAGTAATTAACCAAGAAAATTGTATTATAAAAACTCATGACGTCGGTTTAAAAGGTACTTTAATTAAAAATCGTCACGATTTAATAGACGGTTTAATGAGATATTGCACTTACTCTGGAAATGTGATAAAAGATAACGAGAATATTGTCTATTCATTGTTTCCACTAGACAATATTCCAAGTTTTAATGAAATTTATGTTGTTCACCCAACAAATCCAAAACACGTTCCAAAGTTTATAGAAGAGAGTAAATGGTTCAAAAAGGAATTTTTTCAGATAAACGAAGAAAAGGTGGGCTATAGATGGATATTTAACATCAAACATCATAAACCATTCCCTTCAAAAGAAATTCCAAGAACAGGAATAATTTTAAAAAACAAAACAAACCAACCTGACAAAAAGAATGCGTATTTAAGTTTTTCCGGTCCAAATTCCACTCTTAGATTTCATGCCCTCAGAAAACACGCGGAAAGCGTAAAATCTTTTTTTTGCGGTACTTTTATTGTTCACAACGCGAAAGAAATAACCTCAAAAGGATATGGAAGGTTATTTTTTTTATTTAGACAAGAAGAATTTGTCGTGGTATATTTTATAAACAAACTAATTTCATACAGAGATTTGCTTCACTGGAGCAAATCTTTCTTTAAAGATGTTATTTCAATTATTGATGCCAGCGAAACCTGCAGTTTTATCTACGAAAAAGAAATATTTAACCAAATACCAAAATCTATTTTAAACATCACTTTTTAAATAACCGGATATTTATTACCTCTTTTCCCAAAGTAATATCCGATAAAACCTCCTAAAATTACTCCAACAAAAGCGTACAAAAGCCTCTCCCACATGTTGCTGTCACCGGAACTGTTTCCAGGTGACGTACTATACGATGCGGTTGCAACTTTTGGAGGGATGTATTGTTGTGGAGGAGCAACATGATTTCCACAATTACAGTACCCACAATTGTTTGACGTATGGTTTGATCGGAGCTGTTGAAGCTGAATTTTTTCCAACATTTCCTGTTGTTCTCTTTGTGTCTGAATAATTTTTTCAATGTTTGTTCGTTCGACTCGGGAAAAAATATTTTCAATCGGAGTTGTAAACGGCATTTTAGTTTATACATTATATAGAATGAATAAATGTTTTTCCACTACAACTTTAACAATCATAAGAAAACAATAGTTGAAGGATATGATACTTTAGTAATTGGTGGTGGTGGTTTTAAGGGAAGCCAATTTTTGGGTGTTTTAGATTATTTGGATAAAAATCATTTTTTAATGCCAGTAAAATATTATTTCGGTACAAGTGTTGGATCTATAATATGTCTAATGTTAATTTTAGGGTTTTCACCAAAGGAACAATTGGAAATTGTAAGAAATCTCAAAGTATTTTCGATTAAACCACTGTCGGAAATAAAAAATTCATCGCCATTTAATTTAGAAATTCAAAAAATCCTTTTACAGTATATTGATGTTGATTTAACATTTCAACAACTTTATGAAAACACAGGAAAGCATCTAAATTTAATTTCATTTAATTGTTCACAAAGACGTGAAGAAATTTTTGGTCTAGAAAAGACTCCAAATTATTCAATATATAGAGCAATGTGTTTTGGATTTACATTGCCAATTCTTTTTGAACTTCCTAAAAGCGACGAAGGAGACTATTACATGGACGGAGGAATAATTAACAATTTGGCAGTTGATGCTGCTGTAAATTTTGAAAAGTCTAAAAGAATTTTGGTGTTGCGACTTTTAGAACAGCATCAGTTCACCTCAAATTCGTATTTAGACATGTTAAATTTTCTCTACAGTATTCCCAGTCAAAAATTGGACGAATTAAGATTGCAAAATGCATCAAAATCTGAAAAAATGGTAAAATGCATTACCTGCACTTCAAGCCACGGATTATTTGGATTAATTTCAATGAACAAAGATGAAATAGATAATCAGTTTAAAAAAGGTTTTGAATTGATTTCGGATATGGATTTGGTTTAAATAAATGGATAAACATTCAGGTTTGGTGATTGTTAAAAAATTTTTGAACAATTTTCAAGTTGAAAAATGCAATGAAATTATAATGAAAAAATATGGAAAAGGTCTACTGCATTATGAAAAAGACGGAGTTTATTACGGTGAAAGTTTTGGAGGTTCTGATGAATTTTTTGATAATCTTTTACAAGAAAAATTATCACATGTTCAAAGTTTAGTAAGTTTTCCTATAAAACCCGAATGTTCCTATGCAAGAATTTATAAAAATGGAGGAAAACTCGAACCTCATGTAGATAGACCACCTCTAGATATTACTGCAAGTATATCCTTGAAAACAAACTTATCAGAAGAATGGCCGATTTTTATCGAAGATTTGAATGGAAACGTTAGATCTGAAAAAATTTTGGAGGGAGATGCAATAATATTTTTAGGAAATAAAATGAAACATTGGAGAGAGCCTTTAATTTGTGAAAATAATCAATTCACAACAAAATTATTTTTACACTGGATTAAAAATTTGCCAACTGATCGATAGACAGAAAATTTTTAGATTCTTGCACAATATCATTCACAGTTTTAAAATTATTGGGCCCCTTAAAAACTTTAGAATTTTTAAACTGAAGTGTTTTATCGTGTCTGATTTTAATTGGAATCCATCCCGAAGGCGAATATTTGCATTCTACAACCTTTTCTTCAAGATCGACGCATCTAAAACATAAATTTCCATTCTCGCAGTCTGTTCTCTCACAAAAGAGTTCGGAATCTTTACCATTTCCAAATACCATACCAAAATATTCAGTTTTAAAAAACATTACATTATCCTTGTGCAAAGCGTTAAACTGATCCAAAGATACTCCACAGTAAACTTTTTTAAATCTAATTAAAAGATCGGCTGTAAGCAATTCCAGCGGTTTCCACTTGAAAATTGGGAATTTCGTAAAATCCGATTTTTTAACCATAACATTGCAAGGAGTAAAAATAAAACCATCATTTTTTTGATTTGTATCAAAAGAGAATAAAATTTTAAAAGTATCCTCAATTCTTGGAAATCTAATATCGTTAACAATAAAGTTTTGAGGCCAATTGAGCTGATTTATAATATCGATTCTATTTTTAAAATTAAATCCAAAACTCAAAAAATCAAACACATAAACAACTTCTTCTTCACAAAATTCGCCAACAAATGTAAAACTAAAATCAAAATTACAAGGAAATTTAAAAATAAACTGATTGTTTTCGTCCTTGACGACCAAAAACCCATTTTTGCACGTTATAAAAACTAAAATTCCGTCTCTTTTCAAAGAGACGCCATATTCCACATCACCTCTTAAAATCTCCCCGACACTTTCCTTTGTTAACGGAATCGGTTTTTGGAAAATCATGATTGCTAAAGATTAAAGATTTGAATACTCCCAGCCAAATTTTTCAAATATTATTTTACAAACGTTCTCTGAGAAGACCTTCCTTTCGTTTGATTTTAAAATAGTCAAATGTTCGGGTTCGCATTTGTGGCCGTGCTTTTTAAGAAGTTGAAATAAAATGTATTGGGTGTTTAAATTTTTCTTTTCAGTCTGTTTGAGGTTGTCATATTCCAACAAAATTAAATTAAAATCATGAATTAATTTTTCTTCCAAATATTCAATGTTGTCTGGTTTTTTTCCAGTTACTTTATAAAGAATCAAAACTACATCATCATAATATTTAGTATAACCTAAATATTTCATCGCTGCGTAAATATGATTTAATTTAATATTTTCTAAGCCAAAAGTTCTTGTGGCGTTTTTGATATTTAACAGCACTTGATCAGGAATTATCGTACTCTGTTTTCCTTGATACTGGTTAATACACTCTCTAAAATGTAATCTTCTGTCATAGGAATACTTTCCGGATATATTTAGTCTGTTATTATCATTATAAGTTGTAACACTGACAAGTAACACATTTTCAGTTAAACATTTACAACAGATTATAGAATTTTCGTTTACATAAAATTCAGAATCGGCTTGACAAATATTACAAAATGAAATTTTTAACGGATTGCAAGTTGTTTGACATTTTAGTTGTAGAATTTTACTATACGAATATAGTATACTTTTGTATTCGTTGGTTAAAACCTTCTTGATGGGACTCTCTTTCGATCCTTTATCGTTGATAAAGAAGGAGTTTTCAGATTGTTTTTTCATTTCTTTCAAATATCTCTCCAAAATTTCTCTCGTTTCAACAAAATAAAATTTTAAAAAATTTACGCTAAAAATTTCATTTTCAATGATTTGTTTTTCAAATTCTAATTTTCTTTTAGCTCTTAGACTAACATTTGAAATATTTTCAAGAATATAGTCGATCATCCCTCGAGTCTTTTTTAATTCTGGAATTTGCTTTAATTTACTTTCATAAATTTTTCTAATTGTATTATCAGTTTCCAAAATGTTGTTTGTCATTGTTTTATTGCATATTTTACGCTTTTTAAAAGAAATTTGTAAATTTGAAAAACAGTAATAATAAAATGGCACAATCGAATATCACATCCGGATTTATTGATATTGCAACGTACGACGAGATTGAAAAGTACATGTACGACGGTGATGACGCCATCACCTATTTCGTAAGGTCCAGCAGAAAGTCGACGTGGTTTACTCAAGTTCCGGTTCTCTTGTCTCGAAATAACGGAAATGCTCAATTTGATCAAACTTGGAGCGTTGGTGTCAGCCGAGCTGGTGATTACCTAATTCACACTTGGTTGCGTGTTACTTTCCCCTCTGTAGTTCTCCTTCCGAATAACCAATTTGGAGTCAACGGCAGGCTACGTTGGTGTAAAAATTTGATGCACAATCTTATTCATTGCTGTAGCATCAGTTTTAACGATTTGGTTGCTGCTCGTTTCGACAGTTATCATCTTGATTTCTGGTCAGCTTTCACTACCGATGCTAGCAAGCGCGTCGGTTATGATAATATGATTGGAAATGTTCACGATTACATCGATCCTCATCGTCCAAACGAAGAAATTCCCAGTTTTACTCTAAATTTGCCTCTCCCATTCTTCTATTCGCGAAACAGTGGTGTGGCTTTGCCGACTGCTGCAATCCCATACAATGAAATGCACATCAACTTTGTTTTCCGCGATTGGAAGCAATTGCTAATTTTGGACGACGTCTCGTCTGCCGTAGCTCAAGTTCACGTACCTACAGTGGGACAAGATATTGCTCAAGCACCCAGTCTTTCAAACGTTCAAGTTTGGGCAAACTACGCTATCGTATCAAACAGAGAACGTAGAAAAATGGGTTGCACAAAACGCGACATTTTAATTGAGCAAGTGCAAACTGCTCCTAGGCAGACCTTTAATCCCTCGACAAACGCTCATCCAAGCTATGATATCCGATTTTCTCACGCAATCAAAGCTCTATTTTTCGCTGTAAGGAATACTACTTTTGACAATCAGTGGTCAAATTACACAACGGCGAGCCCGTACGTGAGACCCGCCGATGAAGTCGTAGACTATGAATCAAAATACGCATTCGATCCAATCAAAGATACTAGCTTGATTTACGAAAATACAAATCGATTCACGCACATGGGTTCAGATTACTTTTCTTTCATCAATCCGTGGTATCACGCGCCAGCAATTCCAGAATCTACTGGAATGCATCTATATTCGTATTCTCTAAAATTCTTCGAACTTGATCCAATGGGCTCTACAAACTATGGTAAATTGGCAAATGTCAGTATTGTTCCTTCAGCCAGTCAACAAGCTATTCAAGCATCACAAGGCCTAGGCCCAGCGGAATCGGGAACAAATTTCCCACAATCCTTTGAATTTATCGTTACTGCCATCAACAACAACATTGTACGCATTGCAGGAGGTGCACTAGGATTCCCAGTTCTATAAACACACATATAGATTCTATATAAAAATAATATAGAATCTAAAATTTATTTAAATTTTCACAAAGGTTCTACACTTTCAGACAATTTCATTTTTGCAACTAGTGTAATAAAATTAGAATCAATATCCAATTGTTCAGCTGTCCAAAATTTTTGTTGAGACGATCTTCCAAGCCCGGTTCCTCCAGCTGTCATCTGTTGAGACGATCTTCCAAGCCCAGTGCCTCCATCGGCGCAATCCTCGTCGCAATTGTTGGAACATCCCAAGGCAACAGCACAATCTGGGACTGCTCTAACTTTTCGTTCTTCAACCTCTTGTTTGATTGTGATTTCAATAGTTCCTAAATTTTTATTTTCTCTAGACAATTTACTCTTTTCGCCTTCTTCAGACGAAAGCGAGTAAAATGTCAGTTTTTTTTCTCTATCAACAGGACGTTCAATTTCAATTTGCTTACCGGGACAACTTCTAAAAATTCCAACAAATTTTCCATCAACATTAATTTTTACGTCAGCTCTTCTAGATGGATGTCGATTAAATACAACAATTTTGTACTCTGTTCCGTGCTCCAGATAAAATGTATCATTTTTAAATTCTACAAATTCCCCAGTTTTACCGTTCACCAAATTAAGAGAAAAAAAGGATTTTGACAACATTTTTATAAGAACCTTTATAGCCGCCGGTTGAAAATCAAATAAAGTAAGTAAGATTGGGTTTATCATTTTTAAACAAATCCTCATTGCCGCTACTACAGCTGTCATCATCGGTAAAAACATCTCTCGTCATTTTTCTCTTGGGTGCCCTTTTTTGCGACAGCTGATTAGTAGTTTCTAAAGAATCTTCAATAATCTCTTCCATGGCAGCAAATACCCCCTTTTCAAATACAAGTTTTGCAATTTTTTCACCCCTATCAATTTTTCTGGGATGAGGAGTTTTGTTACAAACTAAAACATGAACATATTCGTTAATACCTTCATGAACAAAACCAGAACAATCGAAATTTACATTATCAGACTGAAATCTTCCGCAGTAACCAAATGGAATTGTCAACGTCAATTCTAATGAAATATAAAATGTAGAAAATGGTGCAATTTCAAAAGTCGCGGGAGAATAAATGTCCCAATCTGGATTTCTAATGTTGGAAAGAGTGGGACAAACAGCATTTTCCGAGAGTCTTTTAAATTTAACCAACATTCTTTAACATAATCCGAAAGCGCAATTGCTCTTTAAAATCAAATTTGTACTCTACTTCCACAAGAACAATAATAAATGAAATTCTACTACTTTTATAGCGAGCAATGTAAAGAAAGTATGAACAACTTGAAACTTGTGAATCAATTGGGAATTGAAACCGTTTGCGTAGATTCGGAAAACATAAAACGGAAAGCCAAAAAAATTGGAATTTCCTTTATACCCTCTATAATAATATCCAAACCTAGAAAAATTTTAACAAAACAAGATTTAAAAAATTTTCTAAAAGTTTATGAAAACGAAATAATTTTAGAAAATGATGAAAAAAAGAATCCAATCGCGATAGAAACTGGCAGAACTGTTAAAAACAACGTCCTTCCTCCAAAGACTCCGATAGCAGATATAACCGTTGGAGAAACAATCGCAGGAAAGACTACACTTTTATCAAATGGAGACATACCAAAGGACGCTGAAGATTCTGTAAAAAAAGCCGTAAAAGATAATTCTATTATGGAAAAAGTTAAACTATTGACAAAAGAAAGAGAGGAAGTATTGAATAAATGAACTTGTTTTTAGATCTAGACAACACATTGATTTACACGGAAAAGGGGAAAACTCGCCCACGACCCCATTTAAACGAGTTTTTAAATTACGCATTCGACAACTTTAATGTGTCAATCTGGACGGCAGCATCTCAATCCTATGCAAAAGAAATAATTCATAAATTTATCTTAACGAAGCCAAAAAGACGTTTACGGTATCTGTTGCACGATGATCATTGCAAAGCGAGTCAAGATTATTTTGGAAATATAAAAGATTTGAGACTTTTGTTTCAAGTCTTAAAATTACCAAATATTAATTTAGAAAATACAATTTTAATAGACGATCTGTCTACGAATTGCAAATATCAGAGGAAAAATTGTATAAATGTTTTCCCTTACAAGGGTAAAGATAAAGGTGACAACGAACTCTTGCAAGTGATTCAGCAGCTCAAAATTATTAAATCAAGGTACAACAATTCTGTATGATATTTTTCCATCTGTTGTTTCAATCTGTATCACGTCACCTTCTTTAAAATTGAGAAATTTTGCCACGGCATCGCTTTGTTTCATTTGAGGAAGATATGTTTTTGATATTGGAAAATTTTCTAACCTTTTAAATTTTGGTTGCAAAAAATGTTTTAAAATATTAAATTGAAGTTCGTCTTCGGTGAATATTTCAAAACCATTTTCTTTTGCCTTGTCAAAATTTTTTTTCATGACCGATTCGCAAATTATGATAAATTCTGAAAAATTTACACCTTCATATTCCTCTAAAAGCGCTGAAAGCAAAGCCATACTGAATTTTTGTTTGGGAAAATATTTAACAATTACATTCCCATCATCTATTGTCTTTGCAAACAATAAATCTTCCTTGATTTCTGTTACTCTATGACCTCTTGTAGTGAGCATTTCTAACGCAATCTTCATGCAGTCCATTGAAAAAATTTATCAACGTAGTTGTAAATATAAAGTATTCAATTTTTTTCCCAAAGAAAAAAAATTAAAAAATGTTTTGTTTTTGTACCCTTTGGAAAAAAATTTCGACATGCGGGCTATGCCACAAAATTGTATCATGCCTCTTGGAATAATACTTTTTGATAACAGATTACACTTTAATCTTCTGCTGAAAATAAATGATATAGTATACAGACTCGAACCTCACAAGCACGTAACTTTGCAGTATAAAAAAAATTCGCTAGACTCTCTCTTAAACACAGTACCAATTTACGGAGACAAATGCGGAACAAACTGCGTGGATGACTGTTTTGATTTGTTAGAATCTACCTTTCTAAAATGAAAATGTTTGTTGTTTTAGTTTCTAGACACTTTTTAATTTTTAATAAGATGTCTTCAAAATTCGAAGAATCATTCAATTTAAAAATCATTTTTCCATTTTTAAAATGTTCGCAAATATCGCTAAAGGATAAATCTGTTCTTTGCACGGGATTGATTTCAGCTGTGGCACTTAGTGCTGGAAATTCCCAGCTCGGAGGATTTGGATGAATAAATTTACAAGAATTTTTAAACTTGCATTTGTCTTGAAATTTACACATTTTGGGATGATTGTATTCACAATTTGGAAATTTTTTACATACCAAATTATCGGCGTAAAATGGACAAATCTTTCTTTTTCGAATCAAATTCATGTCTGCTTACTAGTAAGAAAAAAAGTTTATACGGTTTCTCAAATATTGATTTATTTTTACTTTTGAAACGTTTTCAAAAATCGCGTTTTCAATGTTTTCGCTTAAATTATTAAAACAATTGTTTAATAGAAATTTATAAATTTTATCTTGTCCTTCAAAATGATCCAAATATTCGTCTTCATTAAATTCTACTTCATCTTCTGAATCATCAGCGTTTTCAGAATCTGAAGATGTTTCATTTTGCAAAAGTGAATAATTCTCGTTATCTTCTCGTAAAATTATTTTAACAGCAAATTCTACATCCAAATCGCTAATTAGGGTTGGAGTTTTTGATATTCTATCAAAAATTATAAGCAGTTTACAAATCGCAGTAACAAAAGAATTAAAATTCTCATTAGCCAATCTAGGAATGTTTTCTCTATGTACCCATCTGTTGCTAAAACTGAATTTCATTTGATAAATGAACGCATTAATTTCTAAATCTGTATGATATTTTTGTAATATATTTTGCAAACAAAATGCAATATATTCTTCAACAGAGTTGTGCGTGGAAACTTTACAAAAAATGAATTGTAAAATTTCACCAATTTTAATTTCTTGTTTAATCTTTTTTGCCAAAAACCAGTTGTTAAATATTTTTACAATAAATTCAATCTCATCAGACGTAGATGATATCCATTTTTTAACATTGTCAAGAGACCTTATTTGCGCAATTGAAGAAATTTTATAGATCCTAGGCTGAAGTGTTTTTCTAAAATCCATCAATTTTTCTTCCAATTTAGGAAACCATGGGCAATCAATTTTAAGTTGACATTCCTTGGTGCTTAAAAGTAGGTGCTGCAAATCGCCTTGAAAGAATTTTCTAAGAGTTTGGTCCAATAAAATTTCTATTTTTGTGAGTCTATTTTTCTCTCTCCAAGTTTTAAAAACAGATACAATCTGCTCCGCTCTATGTCCCATAATTTTTTCATACACCTGTTTCGGCTTCAAGCGAAATGACTCGTTTAAAATTCCTTTAAAAATACAGTAATGGATAAGAGTAGGAAATTCAAAACCGGAAATTGTAATGTAATTAACGGCGTAAGGATTAAAAGTCGCAATAGTGTTTACATCTAGAATTTGTTCATTGACTGCAGCATCGGAATGTGCAGGTTCCGAGACGCAATTCTTTTTCCCAACACACGGATGAAGTGGAAAAATCTCAGTTTCGTATTTTAAAATTTCCTCTTCAGTCATGATAAAGAATTTTTCTCTTATTGCCACCTGTTCGTCCCTGAAAATTGCATTATTGTTAAAAAGAGCATAAATTCTTCCGACAAAATCAACAGTTTTCTTAAAATTGATGTCTATTTTTTCTCTTGCAATGATTTCATCTCTTTCGTAAACCACAGCAGGGTGAGCGTGTTTTATAGATTCTATAAATTTTGTATACAAATATTCTTTTAATTTGTTAATGTTTTGATTCATTACTCTTCGAACGTTCTGTCTCCTGACGAGTCGAATGAGGGCGTTAGGATTTGTAGTATAATCTACTTTACGTTTTTTGTGAATCTGCAAAATTGTTGCACGATCGGGTGCTTTTTTGAAAATTCTATCTCTTCCGTAAGTTTTTTCCAAATGTCTCAACAAATCAGACATTCGTGGAAAATCATGATCTACTAGATTCTGTAAGTTGGACTCTGCAAGGAGTTCTTTCAAGGCTCTTTCTGCTAAATACATGTAATAGATTGGATCCTCGGAACGTTGAAACAAATTTCCAACCATTGTGTCGGTTGCTTGTAGCTGGGTTCTTTTCTGTTCTAAAATTTTACCGTATATATTTTTTGCAAAACTGGGTGATATCAATTTGGAATTGCCAGTTTTCAAAAGTGCATTTTTGAAAACAGAGTCTTTTTCGCATTTTATATTTACGAATTCTGAAATTGATGAAAAATGAGTGTGAAATTTTTCATCTGCATCTTTGAAACTTTCTAAAACATTAACACTTTTGGCTACCGATTGACGAAGAATACTCGCGGGAAACAAAGAAGACAATATAAAATGACAAGGAGATTTCCATAAAACTCCATCATTTAAAAATGGCGCGTCAGTTAAATGTAAAACTCCGTATGGGATCTCCTTGTTATTTTTGACGGTGATCATTTTATTTTTAAAATCCAAAAGAATCGGAAGATATTTGTTCGCTACCAGAGGCGATTGCCGAAGCAACACTGGACTCTGGCGACTTTGTAGATTTATTGCCGCTTGTGTCAGCGCTGGCTGGTTTAGTAAATTTTTTGTACAAATAATAACCAACAATAATTAGCAGTACAGCAGTTGCTATCAAAAACCACTTATTTTTATAAAAAGGTACACTCTTTTCCGATTCTGCTTTTGAAGATTCGTCTTCTGTTGCCAGAGTATTTGATTGAGCGAGATTTCTTAAACTGGAAACATTATCAATTTTTTTCTTGATTGGTGAAAATGAAATTTCTGCCTCGCAGTCTTGGTTCGATTTTATGATTAAAAAAATTGGGTACGTATAATCAGTGACGGTACCAGATGCGTATCCATCATAAGCTTTTCTGTATGAAAAATCGTTGCTATTCAAAGTTTTTTTATCTACAATGGCAAATTCAAACGGTTTTTCATCTGTTTGTATACTAAAATAAACCGAATTGGACTGCGATGCTTCACGAATTTCAATAATTTGTCGTTCTCGATCCAATTGAAGAGTTGTAGTTTTCTCAGAAGACATCTTTATTTTAGTTTTTAAAAATAAAAAAGTTGTTACCTTACAAGATAGAAGAGGACGAGTGCCATGGTAAACGCTCCAATAGCTACAAAAATCTCTGTTCCCATTTTATTATGAACCAATAATTAATATTACGACTAGTTCTTACAGCCTTTAACACATTAAAAATTGAAAATTTTCAGAGAAAAACCTTAGATAATAATCATGAATTTACCGAATTCTTTGAAAAAATCGTGTATTAAAAAAGTGTTAAGTTGTAACTTGAGGTATCAAGATTTACCATTCACCCTAAAAGAAGATTGTGATCGTAAAAAATATATGTGTTGCACAATTATTAAAAAAATTTATAAAATATTGAATAAACCTTTTAATCCCGATGAAATATTTTTAACATACTGGAAAGTACCAAAAGTTGCTAAAAATATTCCTACAAATGTAAAAGAACTCATAGATAGAAAAGCATTTAACCCCCAATACATTAGATCTGCCATAAAAAATAATCACGAATCATGTATTTATGAATTATTGAGATTCGAATTTGAAACAGCCTTATCAGTAAAGACTTGTATTGCTTACGAAAGATTTCATTTGTTGTACGTATTTTTTCATTTCTGGAACGGAAACTATTTTCCTGTTCATTCAATTAAAAATTTTAAAAAGGAAAAAGATGAAGCATTTACAGATGATATCAAAGACAACGCTAATCATGGTGAAATGATACCCGATTTGTCATATATTGTGTTATGTGGTGTTCACAGGGCTTTGCCAATATTATTAAATTTTTACGAATCGCATGACACAAACTGCATATTAGAAGACGAGCAATTGCATCCTCTCTATCTGGCGTACAGTAAGGGTGACGTATATTCAATAATGCTTCTTTTAGCTAGAGGTTATTCCCTAAAAGGTTTTTCTCTAATGAAAACGTGCTCTCCGGGAGACAAACAATAAGATTCCTAGATAATTTAATATTTTCGCTGTCTTCAGACGAAAGCGAGTAAAATCATTTTTTATTGTTTCTTCACCCTTATGGTGAAGAAACAAAAAGATAATCTTATCCCATTTGAATTATCGTATTATTCATCTTCTTCAGATGACGTTTCTTCATATGGCCATTCTTCAGACGACAATTCCTCAAATAAATATTCAGATGATGATTCTTCATATTCGCTCTCTGTTTCATATTCACTCTCTGTTTCATAGAATAGTTCTGATTTCCTAATCACAGAGTGTAGAAAGCGCCGCTTTTCTGGGGAATACTTTTTTAAATGTTCTTTAAGAAAAGACTTTGAAATTTTAAAATGTTGAAGTGCGTTAATCATTTTTTTGTTTCCATAAAACAGTGCAAGAAAAAGAGGGTATCGTTCGTCGCGTAAACCCCCATCAAATTCCGGTCCATCTCCCTCATCATCTTCGCAATCTAAAATTTTATCAACAATGTCAACATTTTGAACTAGTACTGCATATGAAATATAATATGCTTGTTCGTTCTTTTTTTGTTTTTTTCTAATATCTAAATATTCTTCATCGATCGCATCTTCTTGATCTATATCAAAGTTTTCATGTGATAAAATATGTACCCCGTCCCAGGCGCAAAGAAATCTTTGAAAGAAATACGGTATAAGATCAACTCTGTTGAAACGAATACTCGCTTGGTACCCAAAAAAGTCCGTAACATCAAAAGAAAGGAGCTTAAAAAGACAAAAATCGTGTTTGTTTTTAATCGCAGAGCGCACAAATTGAGGATTATATTTTATAGAATCAAAATAATCTCCTTTGGGTTTTTTTTTAATTTTTAACATTTCTTCATAGTCAAAATTAAAAACTTCGTTAATTCCCTCTTCCACATTTTTTAAATGAATAGCAAAAGATTTTGGATCCAATGTTTTAACAGCAACACAACAAGGAAATTTTTGTTCCCAACAATCCTGCTTTAAAGATTTTGGTAAATCATCATAATTTAAATTGTTTCGAACGACAGCTGCGATAGATTGTTGTCTGAGACTCTTGGCAGACATTTTATTACTACATACAATTAAGTAAAATTTAACAGTAAAAAATCATTTTTTGTTTGTTGTCTGAGACTCTTGATATACCTTTTATAACTACATACAATTCCGTAAATCATAAGCACTTAAAAAATCTTAAAGTTCACAAAGTTTATCTGACTGGCATTCCTAAACTCAATGCTATAAAAAGAGTTTAGGAATTCAAAAACTTGTTATTCTTCAATTTTCTTTTGAAATATAAACTATGGGAATTTGTAATTTTTATCCGCTCTTTTGTAGGAAATTTCCTTCGAGTGTTTCTAAGTCTTTTGAAAAAAAATATGAAGCTGTAGCAATCGACTTGAACCAATGGCTGCATGCCAATTTTGAAAAATTTAAATATAACATTGAAAAATTAGTCCTAGAATGTTTTTATTTTTTAGATTCTTGGGAATGCGATACATTAATTGTTGTGCTTGATGGTCCGAGTCCTCCGCCAAAAATGCTCGAACAAAAAAAACGTAGGCAGAAAAAAAATTGCAATGTTGAAATTACGGTAGGAACAACCTTCATGGAAAATTTTAAAAATAAATTATTGTTTTTTTTAAAATATATTGCCAAAACACGAACTGTCTATTTCTCAAGTCACAATGTGTTTGGAGAAGGAGAACATAAGATTATAGATTTAATTTTAAAAATTAACAAAAAAACTTTGATAATTTCGATTGATGCTGATGTAATCCTCTTGTGTATTTTAAATAATTTACGAAACGCCAACATTCTGAGAATTTATAGAGACAGAAGAGAAACGATAGAAATTGCTAAAGCGCTAGACGAAATGCGCCATGAAAACATCAGTCCAAACATGTTTTTCTTGAACGTTTGCCTAATGGGTAATGATTTTCTACCCAAAATGAAATCAAAATTGGAAATGGAATACAATTTTAAAAATGAATTTAATTTCAAAATTTTTTCAAAAAATCACAATCTTTTAGATTACAATGTCGAAGGGTGCGAAAATTTCTTGTCTATGCTAATATGGATTTTTGAATATTATAAAAAACCTTTTTTTTTAAAAAATATTCCATTAGAAAGCTGTTTCCAAAAGCTATCTCTGAAACAGCTTGAACAATATTGTTACGACACTGAAAATTTTATTCCAAAATTTAGAAGCATTAAACAGTTTGAAACTACTATACCGTATCAGCATGAAATGTTAACGTTTGGAAAATGTGGTGATTTTAAATTTATAGAGGACGACACATGTTTAAAATTTTCAAACAAGTTTAACGTTGAATAACGCAGATACTTGAAGTTCTGAAAGTGGTTTTTTAGGCCAAATGGAATCTTTAGCTAAAAATTCTAAAACTTTACCATCAGGTGACGTAATTTTAAATGAATATTGAGAAGCGCTTGGAGAAAATCTAACCGTTTTAGAACTGTTGTCGCAATCAAACGAAATCCATTCTCGATTTCCCTGAATTTTACTTGGTATGATTCTAAAAAATGCAAATTTACTATTTGGATTATTGCTAATTATATTATTTTGATTTGTTTGTTGAGGATCTCTAAACTCCACGTACAAATGGCTGAAATCTAAAATACTCTTTTTATTCTTTAAAGCTGCAAACTTTGGAATTTGAACGTTAACTAAAGACATTAACCAAGTTTTTTGCTGCTGATCCGCAGTTCCCAAATATATTAGAGGTATATTATTTTGGTAACTGTAATGAAGACATTGAACAGACGTTCCGGGAGCGAGAGCAAACGGCAATAAAGGAGAAATTTTAACAACAGGTCCAATCTTTTCTACAATTTTCCCAAAGAAATTTATAAAAGGTACAAAAATTATATCTTTTTGACTTTCTTCATCGCTACTCAAGGTTACCAAATCAAGTGTACTGAAAACGCAAGTGCCAAACCATGCTGGAGGTTCGTCACGCAAACTAAACGAATCGGAATATGACCAATTTGTATTTTTAATCAAAACGGTTACGCTATATTCATCGGAAGATGTAATAACATTGTAATTGTTTTTTGATTCATTGTACAAAATATCAACCTGATTATTTCTCGGTTTTGCTGGAATAAAAATTTTAACCAGTGAATCTAACGTTGCCAGTGATTGAGTCTGAGGCCAGTAGTACAGATTAAAAAGACCCCCAACCAATAGAGATGAATCTATAGATTGCAGAAAAAATCTTCCAACCGTTGGAGATAAATTTTCGTATTTTTGCACAAGGTTATTTCCGTCGCTTAAAAGACCTCTATAATAATCGGTCAGAGAAAAAAGCGTATTCAGCGGAAACGAAACTTCTACAGCATCTGGTAAAATTCTCAAAATAGTGCCATTAAGAGAGGTTACATTAGCAATTACAAAATCTAAAGTATTTCCTCGGAAGAATCGTTGCGGAGCAGATTTCGATGTAAAATCATCGTATGAATCGTAATTTCTACAATTAACGGAAACATTAAAATTAAAAGGATTTGGATAAATAGTTCTGTTTCTAAACAAAGAGTCCACCTCAATTTCCATTTATTGTTGTAGTAATTTGGAAAAATCCATTGATAAACTAAAAGAATTTGTACCAATTTTTGGTTTTTTACCACCAATTATAGAAGCGGATATTCCCTGAAAGTTGTCTACTTCACCAAATTTTGCAGCTTTAAAAAACGTCTCCATAGATTCTTCAAAAGACGCCTTTCCAAATGGACCTTCCTCGTTTCTCATCGTGTATCTGGTAATGCCATTTATAGTTCCGTTAAATGTCATTTTATCGACTAAAAGAGTAATATTGTGAACTCCAACGCCAGTCATTACGTTCATCAATTCATCTAGCAGAAATTTTTTGGCAGCTTCAATTCCGAGGGTCCTGTAAACATCCCAAATACTATTGCATGAAATTTTTGAACCATCTACGTCATCAATGCTGGCAATTTCTTGAAAGGTACCTCCTTCCGTTTCTATAAACCATTCTCCGTCGTTTGTAACATGAGGAATATACGAAGTTATCGTGGGTTTTCCGCATACGAGCAGTGATTCAATTTTAGGGAGCAAGTTATCTCTTAAATCAATCAAATCTTCGGAATGCAAAATGTCGAAATATATTTTCCCACGTCTGCAAATTGGACTGAAAACGCAAACCACATTTGGAAATTTACTTTCAATTTCCTTTATTAAAATTTTTGGATGAAGAAAATATTGAAATAAAACTTGTTTGTTCAAAACATAACGAACTGCGTTTGATTTAGAAAAAATATCTCCAAATCTTTCTGAAAAAAGAAAATGACACGAAATGTACCAATTTTCAATTTTGAACGGTATTAAAAACATGTTGACAATGACAGATTTAAAAGATAAACCAACAATTTCATGATTTAATTTAGCTTTTAAATTTGTACGCGGCTTTGATTTAAAGTATACTAGACAAGATATTTTTTTTTGATTTTTAGAAGCATTAATAATTTCTTGGAATCGTGTAACTCCGGACGTAACTCCCGCGCCCGATTCAAAACCGGCAATATGAAATGTATTTAATGTTGCTTGAGTTCCAAACTCTCCCATAGATTGTGCTCCAGAAATACCGACGCATTCTCCTGGAACTACCAATGCCCTAAAGTGACACTCCTTTAACTTTTCGTATAAAAGTGGTATGGCAAATTCCGGTATATCTTTGATGTTTTCCAATTGTTGCAAAATGTGATGTTTTTGAAGACGCACAATTCGCTCCTCCGATTCTAAATCGAATCTTGGTTTTATAAAATCCAACGCTTTTAAACTTTCCATCTTTTTCACTTTAAAAATCAAACTTAAAAAATTCAATTATGTTTTTCTTCGACCAAGCAACTATTATCCGTTAGGCTGCACTTGTTGGAAAAAGCTAAACTGAGACTGCTTGCGTCGTCTTTGGACAGTAAATCACCGCCCAAAGATTTTTCTAAACTGCTAATCTTTGATAAAATAGAAATGAGCTTAAGTGGGGATAGATTTGAAAATTCAAAGTCGCAGTCTTTAATTTCTTTCAAAAAAGAATCTACCGCAGGATTTGGTTCTTTTTGTTTTTTAGCCAATTCGTCGATTTTTTTCCACAATTCTTTGAACAATTTTTTAAAATCCAACGATTCGTTTGTAATTGAAGTCATGAAATTTTTTAAAAAATCTCCCTTGTCCAAATTATTTTCTAAATTATCAAATAGTTTCTCTACAACTTGTGTTTCCTTATCACAGCTTTCATCTAAAAGAAACATTTTTTTAATCTCCTCCCTCTTGTCAAAATATTTTAAACGATCTTGTTCCTTGTCAAAAATATAATATGCTGCACTCAATATGTAATAATGCATATAAGCAAGCTGATTGGGATCTGCACCAGCAAAAGCAGGCATCAAATCAATTTCATAAACCGTTTTCATGCTAATCGGATTAACCCAGTCAAACATGTAATTGTAGAGCGCCAAAGGACTTTCCATCAAAGAGTCTTTGTTCACTTTTAAAAATTTTTCCATTGAATATACGGGTCCTGCAAGAGCCGCCTTTTTATCCATATTCAAAATTTTTTCAAGTAAAATACAATAGTTTGAAATTTGTTTATTTTCTTGATTTAATTTAGTAACAATTTTAAACAATCGAAGACAATTTTCTACCACTTCCATTTATTCTAAAAAAACTCTTTTTAAATTATGAATTTGTTTTGCTATGTTTTTAATTTTTTCAATAGATTAATCTTCGATTTCGTTTCCTTTGCAGTTTCCATAGAATCAAGAACTTTTGAATGCTGGCTTTTTCTTTTTGCCCTTTTCCGTTCCGGCAGTTGAATCGATTCTTCTTCCTGCAAAATTATTACTGATTCAAAAAAATGCTGTAAATCAAGACACATTCCATAATCGTATGCAATAACCAAAGAATTTTTAAGTTTTGCATTTTCTAAAATGTCTTCAGTGCCAGTCCTTGGCAGCTGGGAAAGTCTAGGCAAAAAAATTACATTGCTCTTGTGGCTCATAGACCTGTACAAACATTTTCCAACGACATAAGAATTTTTCCCGACAAAAAGAGTAGATTTATCCACTTTATACTTGTTGACAACGTCGTTAAATGTTTTCCAAGGAATATCATAAGAGATATTTTCCAAAAAATGATAATTTTGCAATTTAGAAACACCGTCCAAGCGACAAGAGATTATAGCTTCCTCTGCAAGCTGTTTCAACTTTGCAACAGAAAAGCCTAAACATTTTTCTGAAATCAAATCAAAATCAACACCGTGTTTTTGATTCCCAGTAAAGTGAATCAAAAACTTTTTTCTATCAACATCATCAGGATTTCCGAAAAAAATTTCCATACCAAATCTTCCAAATCTTCTGAAAGCTTTGTCTATGGATTCTATTCTATTTGTAGCACCAACAACCAAAACTTTTCCTTCAAAGTTTTGATTAAACAAACACAAAAAAGTACTAACAAGAGTTACATAATGTTGATCTGAATTTGAATTCCTTACACAACACAAAGAATCAATTTCGTCAAAAAACAAAACACATGGATTAACGTTTTGTACAGCTTTTGAAAAAGCAGCAACGAGAGAATCTTCACCTTCCCCCAAAAAAGGTTTTAAAAAAGAAGTACAATTATAGCTAAAAAAATCCCACACTCTATTAGTGGCATTTTGTAGATAACCAACCAAATTTTCTGCACATATGCTTTTACCATTACCAGACGGTCCATAAAACAAAATTCCTTTATGAACATACAGATTATTAATTAAAGAAAAAATAAGATTTCTATCTAAAGCTTTTTTCACGTGACTCTGAGTAATAAAATTGTTACGAGTTACTTGTTCGAATGGTTGAAACATTTTCAACACTACAACAGCACAGCAAAATTTTACATTTTATATCTAGCGGCAAAACTTTCTTCAATTCATTTTCTAAACAGTCATGTTTCCGTCGCTGCAAAATCTTTGTTCTTTCGTTATAAAAGAAAACAATATAGAAACGCCCAAATGTTTAGAAAAATTAGTACAGGATGTAAAAAAATGCTGCATAAGGCAGGAAGACAATTATGAAGCTATAAAAAACGGTCATGTACATTGTATAAGAGGAATGATTTGCAAATCAATGGTAAATTTTGCAATAGACATCAGACAATACAAAGTTCTAAAATACTTTATCTTTTGTAAAATACAGTTGCCTAATAATTTGTCCTTGAGAGCAATAGCACAGGGCGGTGATTTAGAATTGGTGCAATTTTGTGCATTGTACTTTAAGCTGCATCCGTTTACGTTAAATTTAGCAGCACAAAATGGATTTTGGGATATTGTAAAATTTTGTAGCTTATATCTTCCCGTTGACAATGACAGTGTGTATTTTGTAGAAACTTTACAAGACGAAGAAATGGTACAATTTTTTCACCATTTTCCGCTATCAGCGTAAATCTCTTGTGCTCTCAGTAACCTGGCTTCAGGAACTTTTGAAGTTATAGCAGAATTAACTCCTGTTCCGAAACCAATCAACGGTTCAAAAGGATCAATCGATTTAGGTGCTACAGCGTAATCGTACGAGTCTCCAATGAGGCCTTCAGGATTTAAAGCAATGTATGAAAAATATCTTGGTCTGCTGATTTGATTTTCTATTAGAATTCTGTCGGTGGCGTCATGGCATCCAGGCGCCTTTGTGTAGAATGAATCTGGCGACACTCGCCTGCCAACCATGTCATTTCCTGACCACTTGAAACAAGTTTTGTACTCTCCGTTTCCAATGTAACGTTCCGATTCTAGTCTAGGAGCGGATCCAGAATCCACTTTTAGGGTTCTTATCGCTGATTCTAAAGATATACTCATTTATTAAAAGTTAGAATCTCATAGATAGAACCTCGGTGTTTTTTCTGCTGGAAATTTTTGGTTTGGGATACCAATTTAAATCAGATTGATATTTTGAATTCCAAATGCTACAATAATCACACGACGTCTCTTCTAAATCGTTTTCAATTTGAGCAATTGCAATTTGTATTGCTTCCATTTTCAAGTTTTCTTTAGAGTAATACTGATCTGGAATTTCATCGTCCAGGAAACATCTCGTCATTATGTCTCCAGTTTTCGGTCGCATTGTTTTTGTTAAACTCACCAACAAATGAAATATTTTTTCACTCGTCACAATCACAGAGGATCCGAATTTATAATGCGTATATTGTTTTATAAAATTTTGAACATCTTCCAGATCCTTTGTCGTCCACATTGAATAATTGCTATCCCACATCACGCTATTTGCATTCATTATTTATTTCTTGATTACCATGCAAATATAATTTTTTGGAACATCGTCCATTATTACGAGTTCAGCATCATTTTCATCAAAATCTAATTCGTGAATTTCTTTTAAACTGAAAATGGTTTTTCCAGATTCTCCAGAAAAAGGTGAAAATGATTTAATGTAAAAACCGTTATTTTCAGTAGTGTTAAAATGCCATTTAAAATTTTCTAAAACCGAAGGCTTCAAGACGACCAAAGAGCCTTTACTGGAAGATGTCTTTATGTTTTCTAAACTTTTAAAAATTCTACAATAGACCGCGTCGACTTCGTCAAACAAAACTTTATCATTTTTTCTATAATTCAACAAAAGTGTTGGATCGTCTGTTCTCTCGCGTCTATCTGAACCTTGTGCTCTAGAAATATTTTTGCTCGTCGTCTTTATTCCAGTTTTCATAATGGAATCTAGGTTGTTGGTTTCGTGGACAATAAACAATTTTCCCATGATATTTATTATATAAAAATGTCTAAATGTATACAGTTCTTCCTGGCATCGACGAAGCTCCCATAGATGTTTCAACATCGTTGGGAGTTGTAGGTCCTCTGGTCTTGTATGACATAAGCAACCACCAGACTATACCTCCGGCAAGAAAAGCGAAACCGAGATACAATAGCCACGATCTCCTTTCACTCTCTTTAATGGCAGTAATATCGCTCACGGGGTATGCGGTTGCAGGCTCTTCTTGAAATTCCGGAGGGTCTAAACAAGAAGTCTCATAAAAGTTAAATTCAGGAACATCTTTCTTTACAATTGGTCTATCGGCCTCTGTTCCCTTTTGTGTGTATCTGCAATCAACAACCTTACATGTTGATGAATTTAAACAAATGTCAATGGCTTTCTCGACGCTGGTCGTTTTAGTGTTTATCGTATTGTCTTTCCTAGCAAATGCGCACGAGGACGGATACTCTTTTGTATAGTAGTAAGCTTTCATTACATCCTTTCCAGTGAAATAATACGATGCAATGAGTGCAGGTCCAGCGACAAAACAAACTATAGGAATGAGATTATTTAATACCGCAGTGCCCAATCTTGTAGCGCTATAAACTGGAATAGCAATAATTGCAATTACCGCCGCAGCAAGCCAAGCCAAATTGAAACCTTCCAATTCTGATTTAGATGATTGATCAATTTTGAACTGTAAATCTTGAACAACTTTATTTTGGCTGACTGAGTTTAAAGTACAACTTGATATTATATCAGAAACTTGATTAAAAATGTTATTTTCTATTCTTACGCTTCCTTTGGTTCTTTGAATCGTGATGTTCTGCACGTTTGTAGCACTGGCAGCGCATTGCTGTTTTACAGTATTTAAAATTTCCGTTGTGCTTTTTACGAGCGAGTCGGCGGTGTTTTTTGCGTCCGTAAACGTGAGAATGTTGAAACCGCTCACAAGAGATTTTGCTAGCTGTTCCATTTCACTTTGAATTTTAGTAACTGCGTCCGTTGACGTAACTGAATTCAACATATTACTTACATTTAGTCTGGCCGTTTGCGTAAAAATGTTTCCTGAAATGGTAACATCTCCTGCAGTGTCGCTGACTGTTAAAATTTGAGAGTTTATATCTGATAAATCTACATTTTGAACCACTTCTGTAGCCACCCGAGCTATCACATCAGTAACCAATTTTGAAACGTTAATCGATTGCGATTGTCCCATTTATTACAATTTGCTTTACATGGACACGACAAACGACGCGAAAGAATGCAATTTTTTTTTATTTGAAATAAATGGATTATACATGTTTAGCATTCTCAGTAGCAATGGCTTTGGCTGGAATCGTCGTTTACTACTTTCTCGTTCGTGGATGATTATTCTAAATACAATTAATAAAAATGATCAATCACATTCTTATCATCTCTGCTTTGTTGGGAATATTTTACGCTTTCAAAAAGAAAAATGTACTCAGAGAAACTTTTATGCCCCCTCTAAGTTATAAAAGAGATTTGGATGTCACGATGTCTTATATGCCGCCAAGAGACCTGACCAGCAACGTGGCCCCGAGAATTGGAAATGTAAACTATGGTCCAAATATTAATTTTAGACCGCCTGCCGATAAACAATTGTTGGCTGTTGATCCATTGAATCCTTTGGGTGTTGCTGACGACGGTGAAATTCAACCTTTAATCTATGATCGGTTTATTTACGCGAATAAAAAATCGCGTCTTTCAGGAATGGGAGATTTTTTTAGAGGTGATCTTCCAATTATGCCTGCTCAAGGAAATTGGTTTATTCCTTCTGCTACCCCTCACATTGATCTTAGGGATGGTGCAATGAACGTTCTTGGAGGGCAATATAACGAAAATTCTCTAGATTTGGCAAATATGAAATACAAATTAACTTCAGGAGTACATAATATACATGCTGGTCAAAAATATATCCCACCAAACGAAATGATTCCTTATAAATCTTCTTCCGGTATGATTCCACTTTATCAAGAAATTATGAATAGGATAGGAGATGTTGAAGTTACATCACTTCCGCGTTAAAATTTCAAAAGATTGTTTCTTTTGAAATTATATTTCTGCACATTTTAAAAATTCTACCAAATTGTCAACATTTTCTGCAAATATATGAACATTTTTAAATGACACTGAAGAATCTGATTTTAACTTTTCTTTAAATTTTAAAAAAATCTTTTGAGATACGTTTGTAAATTCGTGAACAACAACCGCGGAAGCATTATTTTCTTTTATATTTTTTATTCTGCTTGTAACGTATTGTTTCTGACCCTTGATAATCAAGAATTTTTTGTCTCCAAATCCCAACAGGGCAATTTTCTCGTATCTGTTTCGGTTACTTTTTTTCTTTTCACAATCAATTCTAAATTTCCACTGAGATTTAGAAAAATAGGTTTCCATCATTTCACAGAATCGCAAACAACAATCACGAACAATCTTTTCGCTTATTCCACTAACTATAACTTTACCAGATTCAAAAATTCTAAAAGTAACATAGCGAGGTTTTTCTACCCAGGAATCTAGAGTTTTGTCGGAACAAAAACCATTTTCATCGTACACACTAACTTCTCTATTGCGTACAGTATCACTATTGATTAAATACTTGCAGTTTACAGCGACGCTCTTTGGAAGTTGAAAAGCAATAAAATCAGATTGAGAATTAATATGCAAAAGCAAAGAATTACAATCGATTGTTTTCTTAAAATCTAAAAGAAAATTAGACATCACTTCGTATAATGTAATCGAATAAAATAATTTTTGCGGAAATAAATGTTGTAATAAAGCTATGATATAAGTGACACATTTAAAAGCGTTCTCTTTGGAAATACATCCGGTAAATTGAAAACTGCCATTTTGACAAATTTTTGCAGATACCGGCCTGTTGCAATAAATTTCACAGGTAAAGGAATTTTTAAAACCGCTTCTCACTTGTAGAATACTACCATTTTTTCTTTCCTGTGTTATGAAAGTACTAAATAATTTTAAACAATCTTCTATATTTACTTTAAAAGGTTTCACATTAAAATCCGTTTTCGCGACAATAGTTCTGGTTGTTGGGCAAACGGACAACATTTTTAGAGTTATTACTTTGGTGCAAAAATTATAAGAAACAACTCAAATTTTCAAAAATGTTTTCAGCATTTTATAGTACTCAACAGGTACATTGTTTTTTGATAATTTTTATAAATTTCTGAAAATTCTTCTTTGGTTACAATACCATCTTCCGATGCACGGTCCACTCGATCAGACAACTGATCGATTATTTGGTTGGTTACGTGACCTCTAGTAATGTTTGAAGCAATTTTTTTTGTCAGCGTATTCTCTACTTTAGTGCTGAGAACATGAAAAATGGACGTTCCGGCTAGAGTGGGAAGAGCTACTGACATCATGGGTGGGAAAAAAAGAGAGGCAAAAATAATTGGATACTCCAAAAAATATAATCCATAATTGAAATATTGGAGAGTTTTCAATTGAATATTTTTTCTTTTAGTTTTTTTTTCATTTTTAAAATTAGTTTTTTTTAAAATAGTGAACATTTTTTGTAAATCCTCGATTCTCTTATCGTTTTCGATTGCTGTTACGTCATTCCATTCTTCAAGTGACGGGGCTGTAGGCAATGTTGGCGCTGTAATTTTGTCACTCATTTATTTCTGTTTCCGAAATTAGATCTTCAATTTCCTTCAATTGATTCTCAAGTTCTGTATCACAGTCATCTTGTTCTAATTCTATTATTTGAGCAGATTTTTTACCCATTTCATCAAAAACTGGCATCATTGCTTTTGAAGTGAAATGGAGTAAGTTTTGACCACTTCCTCCGAAAGAAGTCAAAAGATTTCTAAAAATATCATTTGCGTTTGGAGGTGAGCGTTCCAAAAATTCTTCATCATTCTTTTTGTAATCGGAAGAGGATTGTATGGTATCTTGCTCAAATTCGTCAACGGTTACCTTTTTTTGTTTTCGAATGGAATTCCTAGTTTTCTCAAGTTGAGATATTTTCATTGTTAAATATTTTATCTGATCATTTTGTTTTTTAAACAGAAAACACACTATAACAAAAAAAGCAGTTAATATTAACGTTAACAATCCTACAGTCCATTTATTCATTTATTCATTAGTCGTAATATTTAAACATTACAATCAAGAAAAAATAGATAGAATTGATATATTTAAACATTTTTTGCATAATAAAAAATGATTGAATACGGACTTATCGGATGGTTTTCTCTGTTTTTTATAATATTCTACAGAAAGCTTTTATCTCTGTCGAAAAAATGTTACAGCTGGATTTTGGAATGCAAAAATAAAATTATAATGACTTTCCAAATGTGTCGTACTATGGAAATGATGGATTATTGTTTGTATCAGGTCGATCTGGAGGGAGATGTGTTTGAATTAAATTTTTGCAATTACGTTCCAAAGAAAAATCATGAATTTCTCATTATAACAAACGAAAAGGGAAAAGACGTAACCGATTATGTCTTAACCAAAGCCGGACCATTTGGAAATTTCCTAGGAAAAGAAATTACACCATGCCAAATTGGATTTCAAAAATTATACATCAACGAACGAGAAATAAAGGACAATGAAATAATTCCAGATTTAACATCATTTCAGTAAAAATTTCAAAAGTTTCTCGACGTACAATTGCGGCAAATCATCGCTATTCTTCAACCTTCTGAAAATGCACTGAAAAGAACAAAAGTCAGTTGGATATTTAAATGCAATTTGATTATTTTTTACGATATGAAACAGCTTTTTGTTCGAGATCGAAAAATGTTTCATATCTTTAAAATTAAGATATGAAGTAATTAAACAAATAATTTCTTCAGGCAAATCTAATAAATTCATAAGAATGTCTTTATTTTTGAACGAAAACAAAGAAATTGTAAACGCTCCTGTTAAAGGCAAAGAACAACGAAATTATCAACAAGAGAATTTTTTTTCAGAAATTCAAGATTTCTTTAAATATCTTCCGTGGTTTAAAGAAAATGTAAATCACATTTACATTTCACCCTTGTGCGAAAATTCAAAAAAATTAATTATAGAGAAAGATTTAGTTCAAGATTCAAAAGGAAACTTTTTTTATAAACCAAACCGTAGATATTATAACGCACAGCTTAACGCGGAAAAAAAGGAACAGGACGGAGTGAAATATTCTATATTTGTTAAAGAAGCTGACGGAAGCTTGACAAAATATTCAATGATTATCGGAATCATTACTGATAAAGGTCTTTCTCATCAAAATCAAGATATATTTTTTGCTCAAGAAAAGTTTCTTAAAAATTGGAAATCTGGCAATAGAGAAAGTGAAAAAGAAAAGTTATTAAATAGCAAAATTGATGAAAATTTTACAATTTTTTTTGAAAATTTTTTAAAAAAAAATAATATTACAGACATCGGTTATATCAAGGAAATTGTAGAAAGATATTCGAAAATGTACGGGCACTCTGGGAAATTATTCATAGATAGGGTTTTGGATTTGATGATTTTTATAAACCCAAAACTGAGTTTAATTCATTCTACAAATTTTACTAAAAGATTTGAAAAACAATATTATAAACCACAAATTTTGCCTTTTTTAACTGAAAAAGAAAAATTAGAAGAGATTTTTAACGATAAATTAATGCCAGATGAAACCATTAGTTTGATTAGTGATATTCTTTTGAAACACAGAGAATCCCTTTATACAGACTGGATAAATTATCTTTTGGTGTCTACAACGGGTGCCAGACGCATTCAGACGGTGAAACGAGATAAACCCACCTTTGTTGATTTGCCTCCTTGGAAAAAAGTTTGCAAAAATGCCCAAGATTTAATCAATCAAGACGAAGGAAATATAGTGTACGTTTCAGAAAACGATAACATTTATGGATTTACCATAAACCAAATGTTTAAGATTATAAAGAAAGATTGTAAAAATCCTTATACCCAAGTTCTCTTTTCTAAAGAATTTGTTTCGAAATTCTTAGATACATTTTATGAACCTCAAGAAAAGATGGAATCACAACAATCATTTACACAAAAGTCTGAAGCAATTTCTATAAATTATTTAGAGAGTCTTTTAGAATATCATTTACAGTTGAACGAAAAATCTCAGGTTAATTGTTCGCAATGTGGGAACATTACCTTATCTGAAAAATATTTTATAAAGAATACAAAAAATGATATTTTCTTTTTTTGCTCAGGAGAATGTATGACTCAATATAATTTTCAAAAACTTGACGAATTAACTAAAAATGAAAAAGTCTCGGAATCCTTTTCATCTAAAAAAAGATTAGCTCGATTTCCAAAAAAAGTGTAATTTAACGATTTAAATTTCTAAACATTTTTGGGTTTAGAAATTTCTCGAATGTGTTAAATAACATTAATATCAGAAGGAGCATCGATTATTGTAATAATTCCACATGCCAAACTTGTTCCAGCTGAACCTGTTGTTGAACTTTCCGTAGTCTTACCCATACCAAGATCATCTGCTTTTTCGTGAACTACGATCGCTCTGCCCGCAATAGACGACAAATTTAATTCTTTTACTGTGATGTTGACATTGGCAACCCCATTTGCAGATGCTACAATATTTCCAAGGTCACCCTTGTGCCTAATTTCGCTTTCTAGTCCTCCATGAGTTTTGTTTTCTGGATTATAATGTGGTCCAGTAGAGGCACATTTGTTTGTAGGATTGGATAAGTCGCCAAATTCATGAACGTGAAGTCCATGTTGTCCAGGAGTCAATCCGCTAATTTGCCCATTAATTGTTAAACCCTTTCCAGGGATTTGAATGAAAATCAATTCTCCAGACACCGTGCCATTTCCAGAGATACTTGCTTTGCCGTACATTTCCTTTTCGTCTTGTGGTTGTTGAGGCGGTGAAACCGAGGATGGTGGTGTACCGCGAGTGGAAGTACTTATAATATACATGAGAGAAGCGAACAAAGAAAATAATAAAAATACAATTATCACAATCTTTGTAGAATCTTTTAATGAATCCATATTTATTGTGTATTATAACATTTACCAATACATTTTAAAAACAACAAATTAATTAATGTTTAACGGATTTAAACGAGATTTATACTTTTCTGCTCTTGCATGGCATGCTTGCGATCTTGGAGTGCAACCAGAGAAAGTATGCATGTTCAAATCGAAATCAATGGTTTTCATACAGATGGGCATATCAAAACAGTTCACAATTGTAGACATTGCTTCAAAGTCGGTTTCTACGGTTTCGGGGACTTGAACAAAAATTAATTGTACATTACTGTTTGGAATATCAACTACTTTCATTGGATAATTAACATTGTTACAGTAATAATTTTCAGTTTTGCTATAATTTTCAGTTTTGCAAAAATCTAATAATTTTATAGAGCAAAGCGGAATAGTAACGGGTATGAAAATATCTACATCACCGTATGTTGCGGACAAATTGTTGACATATACAACAAAACCACCCGAAATAAAAAATTTAAAACCTTTTCCATTGTTTGTAATGTTGGCAACAACATCTCTCAAAACATCAGTCACTTTTGCTCCATAACTTTTATCAAAAATTTCCAACAAATTTGATGATTCTTTTTTGTGTAAATCACGAAAATGAAAATCAAGAGAAACGTCTGTGGGCGACATAATGAAAAGAAGAAAGAGTTGTGGGAGTTAGTTTCTTTTTATACCAAATATACTGACTCAAGTCGACTCGCGCTGTGGATTTTAAAATTCTTTAAGAGCTTCTTGTTGTATATTGTTAAAAAAAGTTTCGAAATTTACATTTGTAAAAATATTATTTACGTAACTCATGTAATAATTGTTATATAAATCGATATGAAATAAAAGTGCTTGTTCTATTGATCTGGGAACTGGAAGTTTTCCATCCCAATATTGAAAATTTTCAATAAATTCACATATTTTTCTCTTTGATTTCAATGAAATGTTTGAAAGTGCCACGTTTAAATTATCTGTAAGAATACTTCTTTGACTTTTTTCCCAAACTGTTTCGTAGTTTGTGTCGTTTTTTTCTTCTATTTGTTCTTCTCTATTGTACGTTGAGCATCTACAAACGAAACATAAATAATCGAATAAACTGGCTCTGAGATTTATCTCCCCTCTGCGATTTAATTTTGGTATAAAATGTTCTATTTTTAATAAATCTGTTGTAAATTTCACTAGATCAAAAAATTGGTTTGAAATCATTGGATGACTACCATAGTGTGTTTGTTGCAAACAGCTTTTTAAACCGTCAACACCCAAACAATGTGAAAATCCAAAATCAATTAAAATCGGTTTGACTCCAAAAAATCTAATTTTATTATTTTTTTCGTATTCAAAAAAAGTTTCTTTTGTTTTTACGATTAAAATATTGTTTAAATGTAAATCATTGTGGTTAAATTGACATTCTTGATAAGCCAGTTTTAATATGAAACAAATATGTAATATTAAATTGTTAATAATTTTTTGAGATATTTTTTCGTTTTTGTAGTATTTGTAAAATGTGTCAATATGATCAATCCATTCGAGAATTAATGTTTGTTTTTCTAAATTTTCTGAAAAAAATAACGATTTGCAAAAAAATTGTTTACATTTAGTTTTTTGAAGTGCTTGAGAAACTAAATGTTCATGCAATAGATTTACATCAGAATTATCATTTTCCTTAATTAAAATTTTTTTTCCTTTTAATATTCCTTCGAAAACCTGGCTGTATCGTCCTTGATTTTTTAATTTATTTTTCTTAATAAACATTATTTTATTTTGGGTTCATATAAACTTTCAGAGACAGCTAAATCTCGGTGATATAAAGAATCGCGTGGCAAAAAATCATTCATTCTACTTTATGCATTCGAATAGTTGATTTTGATAACGTTTTAGCCTCTTTTATTTGTGAAATATAAAATGCATACTCTTGATAAGTGTTGTTTTAATGAACGTGATCCAAAAAGTAAAAAAAATTGTGAAATAGCCATCGAAAAGGGACATTTAGATTGTTTAAAATATGCCCGTGAAAAAGGAAGTGAATGGGATTTGTACATATTTGAGGATGCAGCTCGACAAGGTTATCTCGATATCGTAGAATATCTTTTTAAAGAAAAATGTCCATGGAGTTCTGAAACTTGCGCTGCAGCCGCCAAATTTGGATCTTTGGAAATTTTACAATTTTTACATGAGAAAGGATGTCCGTGGGATGCTCAAACATTTGAAAAAGCTGTGAAAGGAGGTCATTTTAGATGTGTGGAATATGCTTTTAAAAATGATTGTCCCCAAAACACGTGGATATTTTATGAAGCTTCCAAACAAGGCAATTTTCTTTTTTTAGAATTTTTACACAAAAATAATTTTCCCATAGACAATTTTTCTTGCCAAATTGCTGCAGATTGTGGACATTTGGATGTTTTGGAATTTTTGCATGGAATTGGGGCACCTTGGGATGAAGATACTCACTTGGCGGCGGAAATGGGTTTTCACAAGGATTGTGTGGATTTTTTGGAGAAGCACGGATGTATGAGCAATGGAGTGTATATTTGTGATATTTGTAATAAATAGTTTTATTTGGAAAAGGTGTTTTTAAATAAATGTCAAATAAAAAAGAAATTGTAGTATCTGATAATGGTGTTTTTGTAAAATCTGGAATTATTATGAATGATAGCGTAGCTCCTTCGTCTTTTAACGTTTGGTCTTCATCTATGGTCGATAAAAAAGCTGATAAATCAAAAGTATTACAAAAAGACAATTTAACAATTTTAGATATAAATGGACAATACAAGGATTCTGGTATTAAAATTGACGATTCTATAGATAATCGTTCTTCTTTTGTTTTGTGGACTTCTAACAAAGTAGCATCATTAGATAAAAAGGGTAAAGAAGGTAATTTACTTAAATTGAACGGTGATGGACAGTACGTCGATTCAGGGTTATTCTTACAAGATAATGCAGTATCAGCTAGTGGTTTATGGTCTTCTTCAAAAATTTCAGAATTTTACGACATGACGTGTTTCGAAAATAATGTCAAGCAAGATGTTTTAAAAGATGATTCTTTAAAATTTGATACTTTGCTATTTCAAAATGGCAACGTTGCAAGTTCAAATTTAATTTATCCTGGAAAATGTAAAATGTCAGGAGAAATCGTTTTCACCGGAGATGCAGTATTTGGATTTTTCTTAAATGGAGTTTTACACCCACAAAGCACAAAAATTTTCTATTCTGGCGGGCATTTTGTTGGTTTCTTGGATGTCGATTCAGAGAGCATTTTTGAAATAAAAGTTTTATCTGGAAGCGCAAGTGTTTTGTACGGATGGCTACTATTTGAACGATAAATAAAATGTCAAAGGTGTTTGATCCATTGAAAGTAAAACAAAATCTTGTTCAAAAAAGCAGCACGATAGTAAGTTCGTTTGAAGATGGTAAAATATATGCAAGTGAATATAAAATTTCAGATACTCTACCAGCAGATTCTCTTGTACTAAGAACTTCTTTAGGGATTCTCTCTCCAGTTGTCCCTTCCACTCCTGGAAATTTAGCTTCCCTGTCTACGTTAGGTCTAATTCAAGATTCAGGATTTTCTGTAAATGATTCAAGCGCTCCTTCATCCAGCGTATTGTACTCTTCATTGAAAGCTTCTACAGACTTGTCTGGAAAAGCAGATAAAGTAATTCCAGCAACCGTAAACGATTTGGCTAGCATTGACGCACTCGGGCAGTATCAAGATTCAGGATTTTCTGTAAATGATTCAAGCGCTCCTTCATCCAGCGTATTGTACTCTTCATTGAAAGCTTCTACAGACTTGTCTGGAAAAGCAGATAAAGTAATTCCAGCAACCGTAAACGAT